GGAGTAGTTAATCCCTCCACACAGATTGAAAATAGGTCTGTGAAAACCTTACCTCGCTAAACACGAGGCAAGGGGACACTCTAGCATCACTAGGCTTGCCTTGGCAGCAACCGAGAGCCCTTAGGAAAGGACTCTTAAGCTACAACCAAGGACCTAGATCCGCCCACTGTTTAACTACACTCCTAGCAACCTTGGTTCTGACACGATGAAGGGGGACGGAGTTACGTCCTAATCCCTCAGAGTCCAGTTCCGTCAGGCGACTAAGCGCTTGCAGTGTAGTACGGCGTTCCCAACCAAGAGTAGTATCTTGGTTGAGCATTGACATTCGTCTCTCGCGAAAAACCGTGAGGTTATCGCGTTTTGCGAGACGCCAGAGTTCGGCTAGTTCATAGCCTATTCTGTCTTCCTGATAGCTTGACGCTATCTCCTGCACGTGGAGAACATTCCAGCCTTCCCAACCAAGGGTTAGCTTTTTGTTTCCTGCGCGCACGGGTGTTGCCTCATCCAAGTTGGAGATGAAGCCACCATCACCAAGTGAATCCGGTATTCTAAAGCGAAAAGCTTTAGGTACCTTTGCCACGAGGTGGTCGAAACACGGTCTTAGAGATTCGTCACACGCTAGATTATTCATCCAGCGATGACTCATCCTTCGGATCGCGTTCGCGAATCGGTAAACCGATTGGGCGGTCGACAATATATCTTTAAGATATACTGGCTTAACGTCAATGCCTGAGTAATAATGGACACCGCAGCTTTCACGAAAAAGGCCCTTAAAATGGCTCTTCTTCGTATTTACACGAAAGCCGTAGAAATCCATCATCTCAGAGAACAGCTCAAAAGCCGACACCGGAATAATGATGTCGTCACCATAGGCACCCACAGCATGTGGACTGTCTATGTATTCTGCACAGCATTTTGCAACCGCGTAGAATATAAGTGATTCGAGCGGAAAAGTGAAACCGTTCCCCATACTGGAGAACTTCTCCCACTTAACCATTCGATCTTTTAAGTTGCCGTAGTGAGAGCGACTCGCATCAAGTAAGTTGAACCAGCAAGGAGGAAGCAGAGCTTCCACCACTAGTCGACTTATTGAATCACTCGCAGAACTTAGATCAACAGTAGCCAAAAGCCCGCTTTTTGAGCCGGCCTTAGCTAGTTGCTGATTTCGGGACTGGTAGCGTAAGTCAATTCCCACCCCTCGGAGTCGATCCTCAATCATATCGCCAAGAGCCTTCTGGAACCATAAATTGATTCCTGGCTCAATAGCAATAACTCGATTGGTTTTCGCATCCTTGGGAACAGTAATAACTTTGTTACCGATCTGATAGTTGGGAAAGTTTTCCCCTTCCTTCAGATGTTGAGCCCACAGAGGATAACATATCTCCATGAGATCAATTGGTATCAAAGAGTAGAGGTCACGCGTTATTCCAGTTTCATTCTGGAACTTAACTGCTGCACTGGCATCTCTTCGCTTAATTAGCGTCGAGGCACCAGGACCCCAGTCAGGCAACGAGAAGATTTCCGAAGACTCATAATCGCCGAGAATCGTGTCGATTTTACGAATGACTGCATTGTGCAGCCACACGGCTGGCCCCTTATAAAGGGGATCCAGCGACAAGTTTCGAAAGCGAGAATTTGTGTGCTTGCAAAGAAGTTCAAATTCATCGAACTTCTTCAAAGCTACTTCGTCAAGATCATAGTCCAAGGTTAATCCCTTG